CGCCAATTCCTCCAACAACGCTTCCAATCGCGCTGTAGAGCCCAGCCTGTTGCGTTGCTCTAGCTTGTGCCTGTGCTGCCTGCGCTGCCGTGATGTTCTGCTGGTTCACCATGCCAAGGTTCGCACCAACGTCAGGACTGATCATCTGCGGGACACCGCTGCCAATCGCGCCCAGTCCAAGCCCAAGCGTCTGCATGCCAGCGGAATATGTCGTCGGAGCCGATGTCAGATACGACATGCCAGGCGCGGTGTAGAACCTCCCAGCAAGGTCGAACAACCCACCACGGGCGGCTGTTGCTTCCTGCCGTTTCGCTGCAAGGATGTTTTCCCGGCCCATTGCTTCACCGACCAAAGAAGCCGTGCTACCAAGCATGCCGCGTGCACCGAAGCTCTCACGGGCTTGTTGATCCGCCATGCGTTGCTCCTGCGGCGTAAGTCCACGGGCGGCGACTTCCGCCCGCTGTGCTTCACGCTGTTGCGCCTGCACGGCTGCTGCCTGCTCGGGGGAAAGTCCCTCGACAAACTGGCGGAACATTCCGGCTTGTCCGGTTGCCGTGCCAAGCTCGCCAGCCCGCGATGCCGCAAGTTGTGCTCCTGCTTCCTGGGCCGCGCCACGGGAAATGCCGTAGAGTCCTTGTTGCCCCTGTCCACCTTGGAGAAACGTCGCAATGTCACTGAGATTCAATCCCAAGAACTGCGGGCGGTATTGTTGCTCCAGCCCAATGACTTGTGGGAGAACTTCTCCGTAGGTGGAAATGTAGGAACGCATCCCTTCGCCAATCGTCTTGGCAATCGGGGGCGGCTTTGGAACGTCAGGCTTTGATCCCATGGCTATCGTAGTTTGGAGTAGAAGTCGCTCATGTTGAACGAACGAAGTTTATCGGAGTTTTTGAATGATCTTTGGAATGCGATGAAATCGTAGTCTTGAACGAATGGAGCAAGCGCACTCCGCATGTCACCAGTAGCGTAAGTGACAAAGAGTGTATCCGCGTGATGAGGTTCCACAGCTTGAAGAGGATCTTGGCAATCACATGGATAACCCATAGCGAAAAAACGATCACAAGATACAACGACTCCAAAGCAAAGGTGCCAAGAAACAAGTTTCTGGAAGTCCAAGTTGGCATTTGTGTAGTCGTCATACGCTCGTTTGAAGTGGTGGTTCATGCAAGAAATGCAGAGCTTACGTTGGGTGAATCCACCCTTGTGTTTCCGCTGTTTGCAACGCTGATCCTCATGCTTTGGGTTGTTTTGGTCCCGCCCAATGCGCTACCAACAACAAGATCGCTGTGCGTTGTTGATGCTGAGTCTTCCGCAGAACCAAACATTGCGTAGTTGGCATTTGGAAGTGCCGTGGTAAAGCCCACAATGTAGTCGCCAGCCTGAACTTTACTGACATACGCGACATTACCGGAACCGGATACAGTCGCTCTAGGCAATGTCACTGCAACGGACGTTTGGGTGGTTGATTCCGCAGTAGTGATTGTGAACGAGTTCGCGTCCACAACGGTGACTTGGTAGATTCCGTCTGCCGTCCCGCTGCTGAAGTCCAAATAGACGTGCTGCCCGGTTGTCAGCCCATGAGACGTGATGGAAATAGTCGCCGTGGTAGATGGGCTTGTCCTTGAGTAAGTGCCTGTCAGGTTGTTTGCGGTTGTTCCGTCAAAGTTCACCCATGCACGCACGCCGAACACCGGGGCGGAACCAGTTTGCGCCCCGCTGAGTTTGGAGGCAGTGACGGCGCCATTGGCAATCTCGGCAGTATTCACCGCATCATCCGCCATCTTGGCATTCGTCACCGCATTGTCCGCTAGTTTGGCGGTGGCAACAGCACCCGCGCCCAGCTTTGCCTCAGTGACAGCACCAGAACCGAGTTTCGCCTCAGTGACAGCCCCGTCACCAAGTCTAGTCACCGTGACAGCACCAGCAGCAATGTTGCCAGTCTGGACGGTCTTCACAGAAAGCCTGCCATCAGGCAAAACCTGCAAGGTGGCGTCGTCTGTCGTGCCGCTTGAACCAGCCACAAACGCCGCATTGTCCACCAAGTTGTTCAGCTTGGTTGACGTGACTGAATCACCGTCTTGGAAAGTTGTTCCTTTGGAGAGAATTGCCATGTCAGTATTGGGAAATGGTTTGTCTGTTCGTCACTGCGCCGTCAATAGCAATGGAATTGACCTTAGGCCTTCCAGACAACGAAGACCCTGATGTGTTTCCAGTGAATGTCAATACGCCATACAGTCCGCGTGGATTTCCAAGGCGGAATCTCAGGTTGGCAGTCTCACCTGGCGGCAGGTCTTGCCCAATTCCGCTCACGATTGACCCGACTTCAAAGCTATTCGTGTCTGGATCTTCCGTCTCAAAGAGGATCAAGGCATCGCAGTTGCTGGAATCCGCCTCACATTGGACTTGAGCACGGGAGAACTTCTTCCGCTCGTAGTTTCCAAGCTGGTATCCACGAGTTTTGAGCAGGTAATTCACGTCAAATGACTGGGAATCTCCGGTCGGTGACGTGGAAATCGTGTCCACAGGCAGGAATGACCCTTCCATGAGGTGAACCCCACCCTGGTTGCTCACTGCATACAGGTTGTTGCGCTCGTTTTCTTGGTTGATATGGAAGCTGATGACGTTCAGCGTGTTGTTTTCGAACGTGTCGATGCTTTCCCACGCCTTGTTCAGCACGTTGAACACAAGAATCGCGTTGTTTCCCTGCGCATCGTTGGCCCCAGCAGCGGAATCCAGTGGCACGGCAAGGTAATACCTGTTGTTGAAGAAGATTCCCACCGCCTTCTCAGCCAGATTCTTGTTGATCCGGTCGATCAATGGCTGGATGTTCTTGGAGAGTGGTTCCTGAACACCCCGAAGGTTGTATTCGTCCATGAACTCCGCTCCATACACGCCATTGTCGGACAGAAAGAACATCGTGTTCCCGTAGCCAACAACGCTTTTCCGCGCCAGACAGCCAACTTCCCGCGTCAATTCAGTGACCACGGTGTCTTCCAGCGATCCCTGCGTGCCACGGATGAGGTGCAGGCTGTTTCGCATGAGAACGACAAGGAAGTCGTTGTAGAACGGGTGCATCGCCATGAGGTAGTCTGATGTGCCTCCGGTGATCTTGAACTGGGAGAAGATTTGGTCGTAGGTGTTTCCATCGAGGATGTCTGAAACCACGATTTCGTCTTGGATGTTCCGGCTGGCGTAGGTGGGTGCTGTGCTTGTTCCGCCCAGCGAGTAGTAGAATGGCGTCCACAGTCTGCGCTGGAAGTAGGTTGCCCACGGTGATGCGGGGTTGTGAATGAATCCACCGCCCACGGACGTGCGCCCGCCGAAGTCGAACTTGTCTGAGGAACTGCCCGTGAACGCGCCAGCAGGAACGTAGAACTTGATGGTGGTGGATGTCGCTTCGACAACTTGGTAGTATTGCCTCGTAAGGTGTTTAAGCTCTTCGATCTCCGTGTAATGCACCTGCACGAAGTCACCCGCCTTGATAGTTGTGTTGCTACTCACCGTAGCGGTCAACAAGCTGTCAGACACCGCGACAGCACTGGCAGCAATCGCAAACTGTTGTGGCTGGCTGTATGCTCCGCCTAGAACCTTCGTGAATCCCGCTGCTTTGCACACGGCATTGGTCACGCCGAATGTCTGGTTCTGTGAAGAGGTGAACGTGTAGGTGAACTCGTCCGCGCTGTTCACCGCAAGAACCGTGAACGTGCCATTCGCCGGAGTGCCACCAGTCAGACCGGAAATCACAATGGTGTCTCCAGCAGTCAGCCCGTGAGCAGCTACCTTCATAGTCACCGTAGTCGTCCCCGCCTGTGCCGCACTCTCAATCGGCCTGCCATTGAAAACCCACTCCCATGCTTGGTTCCCACCAGGGCGGAACAGGTAGATGCGGTCAAACGTTTGCATCATGTTCACCTCGGCACCCAATGTCGCACCACTGGGATACGGAACGCTCGTCACCGCGTAGGTATCCAACGCCACCCGCTTGGCAGCGAGGTTTGTTGCCATCACAATGCTCTCAGACAGAACACCCGCTGGGTCACTCAACGTGGATGCTCCCCAAATGTTCTCCACTGAATCATCGTCAATCT